AATGGAGATCCTCAAAGGTGTTGTTACATGGAGCGGCCAGAACGCCACAGCCTTTGTCAATGAAGGATATGCCGGCAATGATATTGTTTACTCAGTGGTCAATATGATTAGCGACAAGGCTAAGATAAGTCCATGGGGTGCATACAAGAAGAAAAATACCACCGAAGGAAGAAAGGCGGCAGCCAAATATGAAGCAAAGATGAAAGCCGCAATGAACGTGAAAAGCGTGGAAGCGGCTGCCAAGATTAATTGGAATGAGATTGAGGAACTGAAACAAGCTGCATACGAACCATACGATGCGGATGACAAACTTAATCAATTACTGACTGTCCCCGACCCTGAAGGCAATACCACATGGAGCGAACTTGTTGAAGCTGCCATCACTTTCAGGCTTATCACAGGCAATTCCTACATATACGCTCCCCGTATTCTGGCGGGGAAAAATGAGAGCAAGCCATTATTCCTGATGACCTTACCGAGCCAATGGATGAGCATTATTGCCGATTTGTCGGCTATGTATGCCAGGGCTAAGGCTTACCGGTTATACATGGGTGCCGGTATTGGTTACCCTATTGAAAAAGATAATATCGTACATATTGCCAAGTTTAACCCAATGTGGAATGCATCCGGGCAACAGTTGTACGGTATGAGTCCATTGCAGGCGGCACAGAAAAAAGTAACAAGGATTAACGAAAGTTTGACCGCTAGCGTAGCCAATTTACAGAATGGCGGCCCTGCAGGTGTTCTTTCTCTTGAACACATTGAAGGAATGGATCAGGACGTTGCCACCGAGCAAGTAACACAACTACGACAGAAGTTAGTAGAATATTCCGGTTCTAAAAATAAGAACCGTGTAGCCACGTCAGGTTATCCAGTTAAATGGACTGATATAGGGCTATCAAATGTGGACTTAGCCATTTTAGAGGGTGAAAGGCACGATTTGCGTTCTATCTGTAACGTTTACAACGTGCCGTCCACATTGCTCAATGACCCGGATGCCAAGAACGAGAACAACCAAATAGCGGCTGAAAAGGCGTTAACGGTACGGGCTGCACTGCCTGAATTGGTGGCATTACGTGATGCATTGAATATGCAGATGAAGGTTTGGGGATGGAAAGATATTGTCCTGGACTTTGATTTAAGCGTTTATCCTGAATTGCAGGAAGATAAATTAACACAGGCGCAATTCTTAGATGTGGCTATGCTAACGTTAAGGCAGAGGTATGAAGCCATGGGTATGGAGGCGGATATGAGCGTTAGCGAAGAGATGTTAAGTACTATTTTTTACAAGGGTCAGGCGGTGAGTGAAGCGGGTATGAATGACCCGTTAATAGACCCGTATGCAAATCAGTTGAATGAACCAAAGCCTAAGAAATGAGTACACAATCCGATTACGAAGCCTACAAACGGCTGTATGACAGATTGATAAAGTTATTCAGGCCGAGAGTTGAAAAGGCATTGCGAGCGCAGGTAAAAGTATTCACCGATGCTTACAAAGTATCACAACACGTAACACCGGCGGTTATTCCGTCACAGATCATTGAAAAGAGTTTAAAAGAATTGCACGTAACAGCAGGATTGAATGGAGCCAAACTAACTGCCAGGGAGATAAAGAAACAATTGAAGGGCGCAAACGATGACCGTTGGACATACGTGATAACTGAATATCTGAAACGCTTTGGACTGGATCAGTTGGCGATTGAAATAACCAATACCCTTCGGGAGCAGATTAGGAGATACTTAATCAAAGCAAATGAACAGGGATGGGGGATAGAAAAAACGGTTAATGCGTTGGATAGGGCATCTTTCCCTAAGTGGATGGCTACAAGGATAGTGAGAACGGAAACAAACAAAGCGGCCAACACCGGAGCTATGGTAGCGGCGGTGGATAGTGGGATTGATATGAATAAGAAATGGGTTTCAACACAGGATAACCGCACAAGGCGTATTCCGAGAGATCAGTACGATCACCTTGACATGAACGGGCGAATAGTTGGCATGGATGAGCGTTTTGTCGTTCCGTCCACCAAGTCGGTTGATGCAATGCTTTACCCTGGCGATCCCGATGCAAGCGCGGGAAATGTGTGTAACTGCCGTTGCCGTGTGGTGTTTGTGCCGGTGAGAAATGAGGAAGGTGTACCGATTGCCAAGCCTTATACGCCATCGACAAATGTGTTTCAGCAGTTGTTGGATCAGGCAGAAGCGTTTGGGTTTCATGGAACAATGAGTAGTGTATTTAAAATATAAAAAAATGATACAGTATAAAGATTTGAACGATGACGAATCAGTCATGGACGTTGACATGGCGAAGCGTACTGCGAAAGTGGTATGGAGCCGTATGTACAACACCGACTTAGATCAGGACATCATCGTTCCGGAAGCGTTCACAAAAACGATTTCCGAAAGCGGCCCTAATGGTAAGAACATGATTTGGTCACTCGTTGACCACACCCCCAATTTCAAAAACGCATTGGGCAAGCCAAAAGAACTGTATGTGGATGGTGACAAACTTATCGCTGTAACCAAAATCGTTGACACGGCTATTGGTGAGGATATGATTAAGATGTACAACGAAGGGTTAATCAACCAGCACTCCATCGGTTTTGCCACCATCAAATCAGAAAACGACAACAACACCGGCATACGGACAATAAAGGAACTGAAACTGTATGAAGGTTCTGCCGTGTTATGGGGCGCCAACCCTGAAACACCCACTTTGGACATGATGAAGTCAATAGAGCCTTCCAAAGTAAAAAAGCACCTGACGGACAGGCTTACCAAACTGGCAAAGGCTTTCCGTCACGGCACATTCACAGATGAAACATTCTCCCTCGTGGAGATTGAAATAGAGCAGATCAAACAACACATTGAGGCTTTAACCACTCAACCCGCGCAAGCAGTTGAGCCGGAAGGACTGAAAGAGTTGGCTGCTGCGATGGAATCTTTTAACAATCACTTCAAAAAATAAAAATCATGGAACTAAAAGACATGGCCCCAATGATTGAGCAGATGAAAACAAACATCGCCAACATTGAAGCAAAAGCAGAAGCACAGGGAAAAGATGGCGCAGAAGCGTTATCCCTTGCAAAAGAAGCCAAAGAGAAATTGGCAGCAATCGAAGCCAAAGCAGGTATCACACCTGATGAACTGAAAGCAGCTTTGAAAGAACACGGAACTGAGTTCCAGGCACAGTTTGATCAACTGGCAACCAAGATGGGCAAGGCAACTTCAACCGAAGAAGCTAAGACCCTGAAAAGTGCCATCATGGACGGCGTGAAAGAATACTTCCCCGACTACAACCCTAACCCATTGGGTGTAGGTTCTGCCATTGCAGACAATCCACAGGGTAAACTTCTGAAGATGTTCTACAATGACCGCCAAGCAAAACTGCGCATCCCGCTGTTTGCCAATACTGTACTGCCTACTGATGTGGAAGAAAAAACAATGACGTTATCAGGCAACCTGACCGGGCCTGCTTTCGCAACACAAGACCCGCGTATGGCAATCTTCCCTTCACAGAAGATTAATGCCCGCGAGTTACTGCCTACATTCCAGACAGAGACAGGATACTATGTGTACTGGAAAGAAGATACCGGCGAAACAAACAACATTGCATTCCAAACAGAGGGAAGCATAAAAGCGGAGAACAGCTATTCCCTGACCGGAACAGCCGTAGCAGAAAACTTCCTTGCCGGTTACACCACATTCTCAAAGCAAATGGTAAACTCTTTACCATTCCTTACTCAATATCTGCCACAGATGCTGATGAGGGATTTCTACAAAAAAGAGAATGCCTATGCTTACAGCGTAATGGCAACCGGTACGGGTTCAACCACTATCACTTCCACAAGTGATAACGTTGAGAAAATCATCTATTTTATTGCCAATCAATTGGCGGCCAACTACAATGCATCTTTTGCGGTGGTTTCCCCTGCTGATTATGCGAAGTTGGTGATTTCAACATATACCAAAGGTTACTACCCTGGTGCCGGTACTGTTCAATACAACGGTACTTCGTTAACATTGGATGGTGTGCCTATCATCCGTGCCACATGGGCAACAACCGGACGCGTTGTGATTATTGACCGTGACTTTATTCAGCGCGTTCAGGTGTCAGGCCTGGCCATTGAACTGAGCTACGAAAACGATCAGAACTTCGTGAAGAACTTGGTTACTGCCCGTATCGAGTGCCAGGAGGAATTTGTACTTCAGTTGGCTCCTTCAGCCATCTATGGTACATTAGTATAAATTATATGGGGTGGGTTTCGGCTCACCCCATTAATAAAACAGTATGAACATATTAGCACACGTCAGGTTCTATCCACCTCATTCAAATTGCGGTTCCGATAGATACCTGCACACAGTATTGAAGTTCTTAAAAAGTCGGGGTCATGATGTAAAGGTAATGTTAGGCGAAGGGGCAAAAGGTTGCCCGTATGTCTATGATGGTATAGAAGTAGTTGCTAAGCCGTTGTTTGGGGTTCCTTATATCCAAAATTCGGACGTAGTAATCACACACCTTGACTTTACCGCTGATTGCTGCAATATGGTTAAGAATAAGCCTATTGTATGGCTTATGCACAATACTTTCAATCAGGCAACTGTTAGAAGGTGTGCAGATAGGGTGATTGTGGTTTATAATTCAGAGGCGGCAAAGAAAGAGATTGAATATCCGAACAGGTCATTTGTCTTGCCAGTTCCGGTTGATATTGATTGGTACAATGTAGAGCGTGAAAACGCGGATTGCATTACCCTTATCAATCTGAACGAAATGAAAGGCGGCGATTTGTTTTGGAAGTTAGCCGAGGAACTACCTGAATACAGGTTCTTAGGTGTCAAAGGTTCTTACGGTGAGCAATGGGTAAACCGAAGCCTGCCGAATGTAGAGATTATGGATAACACGGATGACATTCGAGAGGTTTACAAACGTACCCGAATACTCATTATGCCAAGTTCTTACGAAAGTTGGGGAAGGACGGCCACAGAAGCGGCAGCAAGCGGTATCCCGGTTATTTGTACAGATACTTTTGGACTACGGGAAAACATGGGAGATGCGGCTATTTATTGCCGCAAAACAGTGATAAACGAATGGGTTATGGCTATAAAAAAACTGAGTAGTAAAAAAGAGTACGATAAATATTCAAAGTTGGTAAAGGCGCAAGCTGAAAAAAACAGACCTACAAAGAAGTTGGAAGAGTTTGAAGAGATGCTGCATAAGGCAGCACGAAAACCGTTTAAAAAACAAGAATATGCCAGTAACAGTTAACAACTGGACGAGCAATCAGCCAAATATATCGTACGTCATTGATTATACACTTGACGAGGGCGGATATTATTCAGAAGAGCCGGTTAGTTTGAGTTTAGCTAAGCAATATTGCAGGGTTCAGACTGGAAGCACCGAAGATGAACTGATTAATTTATTTATAGCGTCTGCCCGTTTAGCGGTTGAGCGTTATACCGGTTTATCTTTGGTTGGAAAGAGCGCAGAAGTGATGATGTTCTGCCCTGAGTCAGGATTTGAATTGCCTTTCGGGCCAATTACTTCTACGCCTACGTTTGTCGATCAGAACGCAACGGGGTCAAGTATTGAAATATTGGGCTTTGAGTTTCCAAAAACGGCTATTCCGTATCCGGTGGTTACTACGGCAACTTACTCCTGCGGTTACACATCAAGCAATATCCCTGTGGAGTTGAAAAACGCAATTTTGTTTCAGGTGAATTTCCTTTATGAGAATAGGGGGGATAATAATGATACTGGAGTTCTTTGTAAGGCGGCGGCAAATTTGGCGAGAAAATATTCACGAATACCATTCTTTCAATAATGAAGATACTTAGGCGTAATATACAGGTTATTGATATTGGCGAGATGAGGGATATTGTCATCCTCAAACCGCCT